TCAAAGAAAGTATGGCGACAATTTGTATGATGTACCCTATTCCTTACAATGATATTAGTGAAGACGATGCGTATAATAGTTATATGCAATTGAAAAGTGTTAAATGGAATGAGAGTACTAAACAACAAGAATGGTTTTCCCGTACAAAAAGTACAGACTATAGTTTATTGTTTGAAGGAACGCCGACGATATTTTCAAAGAGCAATACGGGTAACATGGCTTCAAATTACTTTCAACAAGAGAATCGTTGGAAAGCAAATTCAAATCGGTCACCTGGTCCCGAGAAGACATGGCGTACTAAGAGTACGATGGTAAGTCTGATGGGATCATTGTTTACCTTAAAAGTTCCTCGCATTGATAAGTCTACATTGCGAGGATGTTTACATTTACGTAAATATACGTGTTCGCAATTCAGACCAAATGTAGCAAAATCATTATATGATATGTTCCAATCTAAAAATGTATTGGACTTTTCAATGGGTTGGGGTGATAGGTTGGCGGGATTCTATGCGGGAAACACAACAGAACATTATGTTGGCATGGACCCCAATAAAGATAATCATCCATTATATGAAAAACAAAAAGAATTTTATGTAAAACATAGTAGTTTTTTTGAGAACGATAAAAAAACAACATTTTATGAATTACCCGCCGAAGGGGTTGACTTTTCAGAGTATAATGAGTACTTTGATATAGTATTCACTTCGCCACCATATTTTAATGTAGAACATTATAGTACGGATGACACCCAGAGTTTCAAACGATATAAATCTATTGAAGAATGGAATGAAAAGTTCTTACATCAAGTACTAACGAATATTTATCCAGCATTACGAGTCGGTGGTATTATGGCAATAAACATTGCTGATGTATTTTCTACATCTGGGAAGGGTGGTAAACGGTGGTTAGAAATTACAACTCCCATGAATAATCATTTACAGTCATTGGGATTGGAATATATGGGATCAATCGGAATGGAAATGTCCAAACGACCGAATAGTGCGGGAGCAGGAACGGTGTCACAAGGAAGTGCACCGAACGAGTGGACAGACGATACAATGGACAGAGTAGATAACTCTGTTAATAAAATTTTTGCCGAGCCGCTGTGGCTGTGGAGGAAGGTGTGAACGAAAATACGATTTGGACGGAGCGCTATCGCCCTGATAATCTTGAAAACTATATCGGAAATGATGTGATTCGGGCAAAGTTGGAACAGTATATCCAAACACAGGATATTCCACACCTATTGTTTTACGGAACTGCGGGAACTGGTAAGACGACTGCCGCAAAGATTCTTGTTAAGAACATTGACTGTGATTATATGTTTATTAATGCATCCGACGAACGGGGTATTGATACGGTTCGTGATAAGATTAAGGGATTTGCGTCAACGGTTGGATTTGCTCCATTGAAGATTGTTGTATTGGATGAGGCAGATTTCTTGGGACGAGAAGCCCAACCCGCGCTTCGTAACATGATGGAAGCATATTCCGCATCAACTCGATTTATCTTGACGGCAAATTATCTAGAAAGAATCATTGACCCACTAGTAAGTAGAACGCAGGTGTATAAGCTCACGCCACCGAGTAAGAAGGATGCCGCAAAGAAGTTGGCGGATATCCTAAAGAATGAAAATGTGGAATATGATACAAAGACAATCGCACAGATTGTGAATGCATATTACCCAGACATTCGTAAATGTATCAATACTGCACAACTTCAGACCCGTGATGGAAAACTACAAGTAAGTATTGATGAACTGATTGGACAGGATGTTAAACTAAAGGTCGTAGATGCATTAACCAGTAATTTGACCTTGAAGGATAAGGTTGGTGAAATTCGAAAGATTGTAGCTGACGCACAGATTCAAGACTTCACCGAATTATACAGAGTATTATTTGATTATGTTGAACAATATGCCCCCAATAAAATTTCACAAGCAATTATTGCAATTGGAGACGGGTGTAGGTGGGACAGTCAAGTGATTGACAAAGAAATTAATTTTATAACAGTACTACATACCATTTTAACAAGTTAACGGAGATTTTATGAGCAAGCAACCAATGAATATTGATTTAAGTAACGCGCAGGATGTTACGTGTGAAAGTTGCGGTAACTATACATTTCAAGAAGTAGCGTTGATGAAGAGAGTTTCTGCTCTTGTATCACCCACTGGAAAGGAAGCTATTGTGCCAATCCCAACGTTCGCATGCAATGCGTGTGGATTTATTAACAAGCAGTTCTTGCCGGTCAAGATTGCAGAACAGTCAGAAACTCCGGCAAAGTCTCAGTTGAAGTTAGAGCTGTAATGTGTTAAATAATAACATGCAGGATCTTCAGGGATTTATGTTAGATCAGCGCCAGTCGTCATTGTCTGATCACGGCGTGTATTATTTTTCCAGTGAATTTAACACTAGTACAACGAAAGATGTTATTACATGGATTCTGGATAACAACTTTCAAACGGCTAATAAGTTTGAACATCTGACCCTCATGATTACGAGTTATGGCGGAGATCTTATGTCCGCGTTTGCCTTGATTGATGTTATGCGAGGTAGTAGTATTCCAGTTCATACCGTTGGATTGGGAGTAATTGCAAGTGCAGGATTAATGACGTTTATTGCCGGTACGCCTGGTCATAGAATTATTACGCCAAATACTTCCATTCTTTCGCACCAGTGGTCGGCCGGAACCTATGGAAAGGAGCACGAACTTATTGCAACGCAACGTCAGTTTGATCTTACCACACAGCGTATGATATCTCATTATAAGAAGTGTACAAAGTTGAGTGAGAAAATGATTCGGGAAAAGTTACTGCCCCCACAGGATATTTGGTTAAGTGCAGAAGAAGCACTGGAATACAATCTCACTGACGCAGTTAAGAACCTAAAATAATTGAGTTATACATGACAAAGAAAGCTGAAGTATCTGAAAAGGGAAAGGAGTTATTTGATTTCTTAGCTGCTGTTACTGCTGACCAATCTATGCAGTTTTTTGATGGGTTGACTGATACGGATAAAAAGAAATATAAATATTCCCGATATATTCTTCACCGTTTTCTTTCGATGAATGTGAATTATGCCCCTATCGTGAATGAACTCCAAAAGTATCCAAGCATTCCCGATAGGGCACATTATCAATTTCTCACGAATATTCTTCCCCGTGGGAAACAATATAATAAATATATTAAAGGCAGCAAAGATGAGAAGTATGAAAAGTGGTTGGTAGAATTGGTTGCCAAACATTATCAAGTATCGAAAGTGGAAGCAATTACTTATCTGGAAATCTATTATAACCAAAATAAAAATGGATTGCGGGAATTGTGTGAGATGTATGGGATTGGTAAAAAGGAATTGAAGCAGGTGAAGCTATGACAGATACCGAATTAAAAGAAATTGAAATTAAATGTAATCGGGAAGACATACCTACCTTGGTTGCTTATATACGAAAACTGCACGTTATTCTTGACCAATGTAAAGAAGTATTGTTATGAACTGGCCAGAATACTTTCGTGCAATAGCACATACGGTCAAATTGAAGTCGAAAGATTGGCACACGCAGATTGGCGTGGCCATTGTTGGAAAAGACAATGAAATTGTTTCTACGGGATATAACTCATTTCCTAGAGGAATTGACGACTATAGACTTGAACGACAAGAACGTCCTGAGAAATATTTTTGGATGATGCATGCCGAGCAAAATGCTATTGTAAATGCTGCCCGCATTGGTGTATCCACGAAAGGATGTACAATGTATATGACGTGCGGCATGCCGTGCGCAGATTGTGCCAAGGCAATTATAAACGCCGGTATTGAAAAGATTGTGATTGAACCAAATGGTACGGGTTCTGGCGCAAAGGACGGCATATGGACAGAGCATGGTTTGCGTAGTATTACGATGTTTATTGAAGCGGGTATGACTATTGAATATTATGGAGATAAATCATGAATAGTCCAGTGTCAAGTTCAATCGGTTACACTATGGAAGAAATTTTACAGAATCCGCTGTATATACCTTATTATCCACTTGTGTGGGCAGACGCTAAAGATTGGGGAAATAAAAATGAGTGAAAACGGAAAGGGTGATAAACAGCGCCCATCAAGTGTTGACCAGAAAACATTCTCGGATAATTGGGATACGGCGTTCGGCGACCATGAAAGATGTGAGTATAGTGGATTGCCAACGCCGGTAACCGTGGAGAACATTCAACGAGAAATTACCGAACTGTCAAATAAGTTGAAAGCACAGACGGGGGCGCCGGATGAATACCTTCAAACCATTCAATCTGGAATGTTCTGGGAATTATATCCACACTTAAGTGGTAAGTGGGAATTAGACGCAGCGGAGTGGGGAAGGTTCAATGTTCATCGCTAAAGAAATTGGGAAAACGGAACGAGGAGGCACCTATGTTATTGCACAGGATACCCCCTCGTCATTTCATATTTCCGTTTCGTATGGAAACAATGTTATATATGATTTTATTGAAAATCCGCCAAATATTGAATTCGTAAAAGAAAGCGTTAAAACATTAGAAGAACAGGTAATTGGTATGTATACACCAATTGATGTTATTGCTTAATACGAACCAGAGATAAAGTAGCACAATACTTGACCATTACCGTTTCCGTTAATATTTGATAATGGAACAACTTGCACTAAGTTCCAACTTCCAGATACCGCGCCTGGTATGGTCTGCGCGGTATTAGAACCCAATGCATTTAGCCACGCGGTGTCAATTGCCGAACCGGACGGCATTATTGCGGTAAGATATTTCCATGCCATAAACTGCTCCGTATAATTAAGGTATTAATACTTCCCAGTATAAATAGAATATATTCTCACAAACACTTGACTTTTAATGATAGATTAGGTATATTTAAGAATACTCTAGCAAGGAAGGGTGTATGAAGAATCCCCCAGTATGGCTACCAGCCAGTTTTTATCCGCCAGGATACACCAGAGAACAAGCACTGGAATCGGTTGATATTGGATGGCATGGATTAATCAATAAAGCATTTGATAAGTTGGAATCCATTACCGATATTATTATTGTCATTGACCAAGTAAAGGAAAAGTACGGTGGATTGCGTATTTATACATCGACCATGTACGAAGAATTTGATAAGTTTGTTATTGAATTAGAAACCGAAAGTTATAAGATTTGCGAAACCTGTGGAGAAGCGGGTGAACTCCGCGGCGCCGACTGGTACAAAACCTTGTGTGATGTGCATGCAAATGGCCGCCCCGCTATTAGTCCCTTTTAATATGCCGCGGAAAAAGAAAGACACCACGCCCGAATTGGAATTGAAATTCACGGGCAAGATGAGTATATTAATTGAGCAAGAAAATCATGGGCCAATAGAGTGGCGTGTTAATGACATGGATACCGTCATGGCAGTCGTGCGTGTTATCTTGGATAAGACGGATAATAAAACATCGGTGGATGCATATGATGCCCGTACACAAAAAACCTTTACTAAAATTCTGGATAGTATTGAATGAGCAATAAAATCTCCTACTCACAATATAGCATGTGGGCTAACTGCCCGAAGTCGTGGCAGTTGAAGTACGTCGATGGCCATAGATTGGATGACAGTAGCATTCATACAATTTTTGGTACTGTTTGTCATGAGAGCATCCAAGAATGGCTGGATGTGTTGTATAATCAAAGTGAAACGATGGCGAAAACCATGTATCTTCATGATGGGTTCAAGGAGAAGTTGCTTAATCTCTTCAAGGAAAATACTACAATTGCCGAAAATGGTGAGAAGGTATTTCTTGCTGATAAGAAAACTTTGATGGAGTTCTATGAACATGGGTGTTTGATTTTAACCTATCTACAGGAAAATTATAAGAAGATTTTCCCCACGATTAATACTAAGTTGCATAGTATTGAATATCCACTGGACATGGAAGTTAGATCAGGCGTTCAGTATATTGGATACATCGACGTTGTAACCTATAATGAAGCCACTAAGAAATATGTACTGTATGATTTGAAGACTTCTCGGTCTGGATGGACGCAATCACAGAAAAACGATCCACTGAAGGTTGGTCAGTTGTTGCTCTACAAACGGTTCTTTTCCCAGCAATTGGGTATTGATGAAAAGGATATTAGCGTGGAGTTTATTATTCTGAAGCGCACCATCATGGAAAATAGTCAGTATCATATTCCACGGATTAGTAAGTTTGAACCATCGAACGGCGCACCATCCGTGAATAAAAGTTGGAATAGTTTTCAGCAATTCATTAATACGTGCTTTGATGAAAATGGACAGTATATCACAGAACAACTTGCAACGCCCAGTAAAGACGCATGTCGCTGGTGCAAGTTTCGTGATAAGAAGGAGTTGTGCGCATTGGGTGTGTCTAAATAAGCACATTATAATAAATTAGGTACATCCGATATAAATAATATATAATACAAACCCCCTTGACAAATCCTCTATGATAGTGTATATTTAAGTATACTCATCATGGGGGATTTTTGTATGAACACCAGAACCATTACCATTAAAATTCCGAAGTGGGTTCCCACACGATATCAACTTCGTGCATGGAAAAAGAAACTGTATGTATTCTTTGTTCCGTATCGGTGTCATTCGTGTAACTGCAAAATTCCTGACCGATATGGGTCATATGTAAAACAGAAAACGGGCACACATCCATTAGGATATAAAAATGTGTGTACTGATTTGGTTATCAAGTCGTCTAAATCATGGTGTAGAAACTGCACAAAAGAATATATTCACCAATTAAATTTACCGATTGGGCAGTGCACGATGTGTGAGAAACAGAATACCGCCATTATGGGGTATCATTATAATAAGGATACCAAACAGGTTATTACATTTTTCTGGCATTGGTGGAACGGTAGTAAATTTTGTTTAGAGTGCGTTGATGATTTGTTGGATACCGGAACCTTTTCAAAAACATACTAAATGTATAATAAAGTAAATAATTTAGAATATCAATACCAGATACAAGAAATGACTCTAACAGATAAAGCACTGACCGCACTCATTCCAACATACACTGCGATAATACTTATGGAAAAAGAATTATACAAACTCTGTTACATTGAAAATAACTTTGCCTACTTCACTACCCAAGACCTTGACAAGCAGTGGGGCGATGATTGGGATGATACTCCCTATGAACATAATGCTGGAGAACCCTACACACCACATATCCGATATTATGCTGATGGTCGCACCGAGAAGATTCCTGAGTATTGGAATGAGAATGGATCGCCGAAGTGGGAAATTATGAAGATTGCCTTTTATTGTCCAACGGCAGGAACTCCCGCACAGATGTCAGGAAGTAATAGCAAGTATTCAGTGCAACAGATTAATGAAGGACTGATTCCGTGGGTAACCGTGCATCCCCAGAAATGGTTGTTTGCGGGAGCAAGTATTGACGAGTTTGTGCAGTTTATTGAAGACGCTGGTGGTGAAATCTTTTTTCCTAAATCCTTGCTACAAATTAACTAAGGTATAATCTATGAAATATCTTCTTATGGTACTGGTATTCGCTCTCACTGCGTGTTCATCCCCAAAGGTAACTTCTACCTATGAAGTCATGTGTCCTATGAGTATGCTACACGTCAAGGTAGATACTATTACGGGATATCATTACGCCTACTACAAAAGTAGACTCTCAATCTATGCTGGTCCGGATAATTGGCGAGAATATCCAATCACCTGTGTTGTTACACAACTCAATAAAAAATAATTATGACTACCGCATGGATTATGTTTTATAACAATGGTGAAGTTGTGGTTGATGTGACTATTAAGTTTGGTGTTGAACATAGATACCCATACGGCGAATACTATATTACCCCGAGATATGGAAAGGTGCCAGTGGATAATGTGATTGAAGTACGAGATGCTGCTATGGAGGAATAATGAAATGTCCTGAATGCGTGAAAAATAATCAAAAGAGCACCGTGTCAGTTGGGATGAGTATGACTACGTTAATGTATTGTGCGCCATTTTATGATGAAGCGGGACGCTTCCATAGTCATAACCCAAATACAACAACCACTCAATATTCATGTTCAAACGGACATCGGTGGAGTGAATCGGTTAAACCTAAGTGTTGGTGTCAGGAGTAAATATGGAAAATCTTGATGATGATGATTATCCGACTGATGCAGTATTAGATAAAATTACGAATTGGTCGTACACGGATAAGTTTGTTCATTTAATGGAATTTGTAAAGGATATTTGGTGGGCCGCAGATTGGGGGTGGCAGGAGTATAATACCAAAGATTATAACAACCGCCATGAAATTACATACGACATTTCTACAGGCGGGTGGTCTGGCAACGAAAGTATTATTAATGCCCTTCAAGATAACAGATTGTTTTGGATGTTTTGTTGGGAGCAAAGTAAACGTGGTGGGCATTATAGATTTAAAGTATTAAGGGAGAATTAAATGTTTCTAAAACACAAATGATATTTATATATGTGAGGATTGTTAACGGCCTTCTTCGCACATATAACAAAATTACCCCTATAAGTAAGCCCAAGGTGCCGTTAACACTTTGGTGACTGAAAGTAGGGGTTTTGTGTTTTGGAGTAAGATATGCAACCATATACCTATTATTTGTATCACAAACCAACGGGCAAACATTACTATGGCGTAAGAACGGCAAAAGATTGTCATCCGGATGAATTGTGGAAAACTTATTTTTCAACTTCAAAAATCGTAAAATCATTACGAGAACAACATGGTGATGATTCATTTGAGTATGAAGTTCGTAAATTATTTGAAACCTCAGAAGATGCGCTATCATGGGAAACAAAATTCTTAACACGAATTGATGCAGCGTCTAAAGATGAATGGTTAAATCGTCATAATGGCGGTAAGAATTTTTGTACGACGGGCATTCCTTCGTGGATTGTTGGAAAAACGCACAGTGAACGGACACGTAAAAAGATATCGGAAAAAAGAAAACCTTATGTTGGAGAAAAACATCCGATGTATGGAAAAACTCACTCGGAAGAATCTAAGCAAAAAATGGCAATCAATAGAGAAAAAAAGTTAGGTAAAGATAATCATTTTTATGGTAAACAACACTCAGCGGAACTTAAAAAATATATTTCTGAACTCAATAAAGGCAGACCCTCTCCAAGAAAAAATGTTGTATTATCCGATGAACAACGAAAAAAACAATCTGATAGTATGAAAAATAAACTGAATATTGTGTGTCCACACTGTAATAAAGAGGGAAAGCCCAGTGGTATGAAACGATATCATTTTGATAATTGTAGATTAAAACCAACACCTTGACAAACTGCTTTCTTTTAGTTATATTTAACTTAACCCTATTAAGGAGAGTACTTGGAAAACCCAATGGTTAATTATAAGAAAATTAATAAGGAAATTCTGAGCAATCATTATAACGTGCGGGATGAATATAAGAATAACACGCTACAAGAAAACGTAAACATATGTAAAGCAGACCGACTTCCTTTCTCGGTGGGAATGATTAACGTAACCGGAGAACTTAACGTGGGAATGGCTCTGCGTTCGGCGTCTTTGTTGGGAGCAGAAAACTTTTATATCTTCGGACGCAAAAAGTTTGACGCTCGTTCCACGGTTGGTGCGGAAAACTATATCAATGTTGTTCAATATGTGTTTGATGACCCGATAAATTCCGACGAAGATATCTATCAGAAGGTTGTAGATTTATATTTGGAGAAGCATGATATTGTGTTGTGTGAACATGGTGGAGCGCAATTGGGAACTTTTTCGTGGGCGAAACTCATTGAGGATAGTCATGGATTTATGGTTGACGGAACGTTAATCAAGGCAAAAGATTATAGTAAGTATACTCCATTGTTCTTGTTCGGTAGCGAATCTTTTGGAACACCCAAATGCCTTCTTGAAAATCATAGTTTTATAAAAGTTAGCATCCCCCAGCGTGGTGTACTTAGAAGTTTTAATGTGAGTGCCGCTATGAATCTAATCGTGTGGGATTACATTAAGGAGACGCATCTATGACTCATGGTAAGTCAGTCAATTGGATATCTATTGATGAAGCAGAAAATATTCCGAATAATATTGCGGAAAAACTTTTTACATCCGGAATAATTCCTTCACGCCATCTAAACCTAGCGTCATCAATCAGTTTCCCCAGATATGTAGGGTATTGGCAACATGGCAACACAAGTCTTGCCATGACGAAGAAACCCCGATGGCTTACCCGTGTCATGATGCGGTTGGTATTTGAAACTACATGGAAAGACAACACGGAGAAATAAAATATGAATACACTTATGCAAATCATCACGCTTCAAAACGCTACATTTAACCAATGGGCATGGATAATCGGCACGATAATTATCTTGATTTTGATTGGTATGAATTGGGAAAATTATGCACACGACGAGCCAGAAGTTCCTATTACTCTGGGTATCCTTGCGTTTTTCTGGCCATTTTGTTTGTTAATGGTATTACTTGTGGGAATTGTGTACTTTCCTATTTGGATTGGTAGACAACTTGCTAAATTTAATAAGGAGAAGGTATGACTTACTACT